AGGCGGCGGCTGCCATCGGCGAGGTTACGGGGAAGGGCACCGGTGATATCGCCAAGTCACTGGCCAGCGCTGGTGAAACTGCCACCGATGCTGCCGCCAAAATCAGCGATCAATACGGCCTGCTGACTTACGAGCAATACGAAGTCATTAAGGCGATCGACGATCAGGGCGACCACCAGCGTGCGCTGGATGTCCTGAGTGAAAGCCTGAATCTATCGGCACAGGAGCGGCTGAAGGCCTACCGTGCTTCCCTGTCAGATGTCGAGCGCGACTGGGACAACATCAAGATCGCGATCACTGGTGCCTATGGCGCCATCCGGTCAGAGGTCTTCCCTGACCTGGCCAAGCAGATCGAGATCACCCAGCGGGTACTCGACACTCGCAAGGGTGGCGGCGTTGCTGGCGCGGTATCGAACGGCTTGAGTTCGCTCAATTCGTTTCTGGGGCTCGGTACTGGCGAGAATGATGACTCCACCGCAGCGCTGGAGGCAAAGCTTGCAGGTTTGAAAGCTCGGCAATTGGCCAGTCAGAACCTTGCCGGAGCAACCGGTGAGACAACTCACGCAAACAAGGAGCTGATCGCCGTCCAGAAGGATCTGGACAAGCAGATGGAGGACCTGAACCCGCTTGCAAAGCGCCAGGAGGCCTATAAAAAGCTGAATGATCAGTTCACGAAGCTTTATCAGGACGCAGAAAAAACCGGGCAGAAAGCGTCACTGCTTGATGGCGTGAGCTTCGACGGCAAGAAATTCTCCGGTGGCGCCTACGACAAGCTGAAAACGGCTATCGATGATAAGGACAAGGACCCGAAGGCTGCCGCTGGCAGCGTTGACCTGACCGGCTTCAACGATGCGAAAAACCAGCTCACTGTCATTGTGGCCGAGTATAGCAATGCCCAGAAGCAGTTGGATGCTGCGCAGAAAGCCGGGCTCATCTCCCAAGCCGAGTACGCGGTAAAACGTGAAGGCCTGATCGGCAACGAACGGGACGAGGTGACGGCTGCGTACGAAGCCGAGATCGCGGCGCTGGAGGCGGTTAAAAACAAGTCCAGCACCACGGCAGCGCAGCGCATTCAACTCGATCAGAAGATTGCTGATGCACGCACAGCTATGGTCAAGGCGCAGAAGGATGCCGACAGCCAACAGGAAGTGCTGGCCACTGCTGAAGATGGGCGCCTGAAGAAGCAGGAGTACGCCATAAAACAGTACGTCGCAGCCCTCGGGCAGCAACAGAAAGCTCTGGAGCTTGCTGGGCAGCGCGCAGTCAATGGCGTCGGCCAAGGTGATCGGCAGAACGCGCTCAGCGGCGAGCTGAACAGCCAGCAAGACCGGTTCGCTCAGCAGTCGCTGGACCTTGCCAATCAGCAGTCTGATCCATCACGGAAAATGGGCGCTGATGAGTTCGAGAAGAAGTCACGAGCGCTCGCAGATGCGAACAAGAAGGCGACCGACCAGATCCGGCAGAACTATGCCGATGTTGAAGCGGCACAGGGTGACTGGACCAAGGGTGCTACATCGGCCTGGGCCAATTACCTGGATTCTGCTCGAGACATTGCCGGCCAAACGCGCAGCCTGTTCACCAATGCGTTTAGCTCCATGGAGGATTCGATCGTCAACTTCGCCATGACTGGGAAAGCATCGTTCGGGGACTTCGCGAAATCGATTCTGGCGGATATGGCTCGCATTGCAACTCGACAGGCCAGCTCGGCATTGCTGGGTAGCTTGGTCGGGGCAGCAACGAACTACTTCGTTGGTGGTGGCGGTAGCGGGCTGGCCTCCGGCTCTGCCGGTGCTGCGTCGTCGGCCGCAGGAGCGTCTCAGGCTGGATATACCAACGTCGACTTCTCTGGCTACAGAGCAGCCGGTGGACCTGTCGCCCCCAACTCTCTGTATGAGGTCAACGAACTGGGGCCGGAGCTGTACAACGAGGGCGGCAAGTCCTTCCTCATGACTGGCGCGAATGGCGGCAGCGTGACACCGCTGACGTCTGGCGCAGGCCCTGGTGTCGGTGCACTCGGCGGCCCTAGTGGCGGAACAACGATCAGTGTGCAAGTCATGGTGGCCAGCGATGGATCAACCAGCTCTGCGACTGACGATCCTGCTTACCAGCAGTTCGGCAAGGACTTGGCCGACTTCGTTGATCAGCGTTACCAGAAGCTGGTGAGCATCGATCTGCGCCGGGGCGGAAAAATCAACAGAGCTATCACGGGGTGATCCATGGCGATTGAGCGATTCACCTGGCAAATCGAAAAGGGTGCAACCGGCGATATCAAGCAGCGCACCCGGTCCAAGCAGTTTGGCGATGGCTACGAACAGTCGGTCTCTGATGGGATAAACAACAAAGCGCAATCCTGGCCCATCAGCCACACCGGCAGTGCGGAGCGGATCAAGGAAATTATCGCCTTCCTCGATCGCCATAAGGGCGCGAAAGCGTTCCTGTGGGTGCCGCCTCTCGGTGAGCTCGGCCTCTACAAGTGCCCCAACGGCTACCAGCCTTCACACAAAGGCGGCTCGGTTTACACCCTGGCCGCCACTTTCGAACAAACCTTTCACCCCTAAGGGAAACCCTGATGGCATTGATTACGGACATCCAGAAGCTGGAGCCCGGCGGGGAAGTGCGGCTGTTTGAAATTGACGGTACGGAGTATGGCGCGGGCGTGCTCCGCTTCCATGCGCACGCGATTCCCCACACCCCTGCGGAGTTGCTGGCCTATGAGGGCTCGCCTGACGAACTGCCGGCGAAGTCGATCATTTGGCAGGGCAATGAATATGCGGCCTGGCCAGTGCAGATTGAAGGCATCGGCGCAGACAGCAGCGGCAGCGCTACACGACCGACGTTTATGGCTGGCAACGTCAATGGGCGAATCACCGCACTGTGCCTTGCCTTTGATGACCTGCTGAAGTTTCAGCTGACCATACGCGAGACGCTGGCGCAGTACCTGGACGCCGTAAACTTTCCTGAAGGCAATCCGACCGCAGACCCGACACAAGAGGCACTGGAAATCTGGTTCATCGACCAGAAGACCGGTGAGGATGGCGAGGTCGTGCAGTGGGATCTGTCGTCACCCGGTGAGATCGATAACCACGGGTTGCCCGGGCGCCAAATGACGACCTTCTGCCACTGGGCAATGACAGGCGGGTACCGCGGCCCTAACTGCAGCTACACCGGCGGAGCGATGTTCGATGACGACGACAATCCTACTGACGACCCCAGCAAGGACCTGTGCAAGGGCGGACTCAAGTCCTGCAAATTGCGCTTCGGCGAGAACAACCAACTTCCCCACGGCGGATTCCCCGCTGTTTCCCTGATCGCCCGGAGCTGACCATGCGCAAGCACATCTTGAACGCAATTCAGACTCATGCGGCCGCCGAGTACCCGAAAGAGTGCTGCGGTCTGCTGCTGGGCATTGGCCGTAAACAGCAGTACTACCCGTGCCGCAATATCTCGACCGAGCCGAGCGAAGAGTTTCGGATCGATCCGGAGGAATACGCCGCGGCGGAAGACCTGGGTGAAGTGATCGGCATTGTTCACTCGCATCCTGATGCTACGAGCCGGCCTTCGCCGCGCGACCTCGCCATGTGCGAAGCGACCGCGATGCCTTGGCATATCCTCAGCTGGCCCGAGGGAGACCTGCGCACCGTGTTGCCGACTGGCGATGTCCCTTTGCTGAAGCGTCCATTTGTGCACGGTGCCTGGGACTGCTGGCAGGTCTGCGCTGATTGGTACAAACGCGAGTGGGGGCTGGAGTTCGAAGCCTTCAAGCGTGCTGATGGTTGGTGGGAGAGCACCGACAACACCAGCCTGTACGAAGTGAACTACGAGGCGGCCGGCTTCTATAAGGTCGACCAGCCGCAACGTGGCGACATGATCGTAATGGAAGTGGGGCGGACGGTTTACCCGAACCATGCCGGGATTTTCCTAGGTACCGAGCCAGCGTTGCCTGGCGAGGATGCATCCACCTTCGGCCCCGGCCCTTTCCTGCTGCACCACCTTTACGGTCGACCGAGCGAGATCATCGTCTTCGGCGGGCCATGGCTTGACCGAACACGTCTGGTCCTCAGGCATGAAGACGCGCAATCAAACAATTGATGCGGCAGTGCCGCAGGAGATCACTATGTTCAAGGTGAAAATGGGAATGACGGAATCCGGCAAGCCATATGCAGCCGGTATTGGTGTCGGCGTAAGCCAGCATCTTGTTGCTGCTGACAGGTTTGGCATTGAGTTGCCTAAAGGATTTGGCAAAGATGCCAAGGAGAAAGCCGATCTGCTGGAGCGCCGGCTTTCCCGCCTGGAGAGCGAGTTGGGGCTCAGCCCGCTGGATGCTCGCTGAAGAATTCGGAGATCGCTTTTGGGTTCGGGCGCACTGGCCCGCTTTTTGGCATTGCCTCTGCGACTCTCAGGGCGAATACCCTGGCGGCCTCAAGACCTTCCTTTCCCTGTGCAGTTGCCAACTGCTGAACTAGGCCAGATAAAACGCAGTTCAGGTTTTGTAGGTCAGATCCATGCGCATTCACAGCGTCAATTAGCTTCTGGTTCAGTTCGCTCTGGTCCATTGTTATCTCCATAGTGCTACGCGCCGAAATTGGCGCAATCCCAGTCCTTGGGCTTGCAGGCAAAGGACTGGGAAATCCGTTGCGTAGAGGCAGGAGGCTACTACTCGGTATGACTATGGCGGTACTGGATTTGCATCCACGCTGGATAGGTGCACAGCTTGGAGAAAGGAAGAATAGGTTTATGATGGCCATTCGCTTTCTCAAGGAATTGAGCCATGGCCTTTCGGATTCGGAAAAGCTTCAAAATTGCCCCAGGCATTCGTGTGAACCTCAGCAAGAGCGGCCTAAGCACGTCTCTTGGCGGGAAAGGCACTACCGTGAACCTGAGTAAGCGTGGCACGAAGGTTACAAGTAGCATTCCCGGAACTGGAATTTCTACGTCAAAACTTTACCGGGGTAGTAAGGCGCCGAAGTCGAGCTCCAACACGCCGACAGCGAAGCCTGGATTCGGATCTTACTTGATTACCTTTCTGATCATCGCCGGAGTGTTGTGGGCAATCTTTCACAAGTAAATCGCAAACTGCCAAATATTTTCATGCAATAGCCTGGCTCACCCGCTGGGCTTTTTGCATCTGGCGGATCAGGCCAGGAGCAGTTCGCACATCTTGGCTATTTTGAGGATGTTGTCTTCAGAGACAATATGACGTCCGCCAATTGTAGTCAGCAGGCCTTCGATGGTGGAGCGAGCTCGGGTTGTAATTTTCCGCCCCCAAGGAAGCAGGTAATCGGCTGTCTGGTAGCGCTCGCCTGGCCAGTCTCGCAAAGCCTCAATGAGTAATTCTCGCATCCCCTCAAGCGCGTAGGGTCCGTCGGCTGGATCTTGAAGTGCCTGTCTCAGCTTCGCGAAGTCATGCTGCATATTCCGGCTTCCTGGGGTATGAAAAAGCCCGGGCGGGGCGGGCTACTCTTGGATTGCAGCAGACTGCGGATCAAGAATCTCGAGTAGCATCTGGTTGTGTGACGCCCGTGTTGCCCTATAGAACATGCACCGATCTAGAAGTATTCGTTTCATGCTCCGAGCCGACGCAAGGTGCCTGGGCTCGACAGAGAGCGTCGCGGTCTTGCCGCTGCTACTGTCGGTCACTTCCAGGTGGTATCGCCCAATCAAGCCGTCGTCTCGTTTGGTGTGGCCGAGGCATTTGAAGTTGAAAGGGGTGTCTGTCATACCGTTCTCCCAATTCAGAGTTTGGATGTTCTTATCTTCGGCTCATAAGGGGCTGGGCTCTAACTTTTCGTCGCGGGAAAACGCTTACGCGGCTTTGGCCCTTTAGGGGTAGCGGTTAAGCCCACCATCATGTCGAGATCCTGAAGCGCCTTGAAGGCCCGATGTAATGCTTCACTGACATTTTTGTCCGGGACAGAAGCTGGCATCTGGTGCGCTTCATCGACAGCAATGAGCTTTTGCTTGTCGATCTTGAAGGTGACTCCAGGATCGCCAGCAGGCGGGGTATAAAAGACGCTTTCAGGGTCCATCCGGTCGAGATCACTTACACCCATAACGTCCGGCTCAGTAAAGCTTCGCTCCAGTCGCGCAAGTATTTCTGCGGTAGCAGACCGTTTGTTCTGTTTTGCGGCTGCCATTACCCAATCGCGAAGTGACTCGGGTATGCGCAAATTGAATTGCGGGTCGGTTCGGCTCATGTCAACTCGGTCAATCAAATGTTTACTGGGTTTACCGAGAGAATGCATCACCGTGGTATTGACGGCAATGCATCACCGTTATACATTTGGTTGTGCACAACGGTGATGCACAAGGAGTTTTGATATGGCGAGAAAAGATCCGCAATTCAATTTACGGCTTCCAGAGGAGTTGAAGCAGTGGCTGGAAAACCAAGCGCAAGAAAACTGCCGCTCACAAACAGCGGAAATCGTTTTTCGATTGATGGAGGAGAAGAGGCGGCAGGAGCAGGCGGCAGCCTGAAACGAAGAAGCCCCGGCTTGCAGGCCAGGGCTTCAGGTAACGAGTTCAACTACCAGGAAGAAAACGTCATGTCGAATAATAGCACAGCAGTATCCAATGTCATCCCGTTCGATTTTCGCGGGCACAGCGTCCGCGCCGTGACCATCGCCGGTGAGCCATGGTTCGTGGCATCAGATGTGTGTCGGGTGCTGGAAGTCGTCAACACCACCCAAGCTATGCAGGCACTGGATGATGACGAACGGTCTATGTTCAACATAGGCCGTCAAGGCGAAGCCAATATAGTCAATGAATCCGGTCTGTACACGCTGATCCTGCGCAGCCGTGATGCCGTAAAGAAAGGTAGTAAACCGCACGCTTTTCGCAAATGGGTTACCGCCGAGGTGCTGCCAGCGATCCGAAAACATGGCCAATATGAAGATTCAAAGGGCGTAATGAAGCCCATGGTTGATGATCTTCTCGGCAAGGTTGGTGCTATGCGACTGAGCAATATCATGCGCTGCCGAGTTGCCAAGCTGGATACCGAACATCAGCGGAGCGCCACTGCCAAACTGGCATCTGCCGTACATGCATGTTTCGGTGTTCCTCGCGTTGAGCTGATCCCGAGCAGTCAGTTCGAAGCTGCCGCCAACTTTGTAGCCAGCTATGCGATCGAGGGTGAATACATACCTCGGCAGTCGAGCGTGATCCCGGAGAAGCTTGGCGAATGCGAGCGCTATCTGATCAGCGCCGATTCTAGCGGCAATAAGCAAATCACCGCTGTGCCAATGGATGCGTTCGTTCTCTCGCGACAGCAATTCATGAAATCGATGCTGGTGGACGGGGATATGCCAGTCTCGACGGCAGAGATGTTCCAGTTCGTAGCGCTGGCGACTGAGAATCTCCGCATTCGCTCGCTGAATCAGGCGCGGAGGGTGGCAGCATGAATTTCACACTCAAAGTTGGCGGTCGCGCCCTGATCCTTATGCCCGAGCGTCCGAATCTGGTCGGTCGCTCCGGTCAACTGATCCGCAAGATAGACGAAAACTGGCTGATGCTGGTCGAGGGCAAGCGCTACTCGGTCAGCGAGAAAAGGCTGATGCCGTTGGACGGCTTCAGTCCCGGCGCTCCAAGCGCGATGTGTGCGGAGGTGGCGGCATGACAGACTTGGTTCTGACGGAAGAAGATTATCGCGAACTGGTCAAGTGTAACGATGGCAAGCCAACGACTGACTCCTTGAGAATCGCTGAGCGTTTTGGGAAACGGCATGACACGGTTCTCCGATCAATCGACAACCTCAAATGCTCGGCAGCTTTTCGACTCCGCAATTTTGCGGAGTCCTCCTATATCAATGATCAATCCAAGCCGCAGCGCATGTTCACTATGACGAAGGACGGCTATATGTTTTTGGTCATGGGGTTCACTGGTGAGAAGGCGGCAATCTGGAAAGAGGCATTCATTGATGCCTTTAACTGGATGACCGATGAGCTTCAGACCAGAAGCCTTTCTTATGAGCAAATGCGCAACCACCTTATGCTCGAGTACCAACAGGAGCGTGGCATTGCCAGCTTTGCAGGAAAGACGTTGCGTCGCTGGCAAATCAAGAAACCAGGCCTTGAAGGCAAAATTCTCGCTATCCAGCACGACGGTCAGCACACGCTTCAATTGAACTGACCTCCCACGAACCCGAAGAACCCCGCCCATGCGGGGCTTTCGTGTTGCTCTCTCGTTGGTGATAAAGTCTCGGCAAATCCAAGCGAGGGACCGAGATGAAATTTTTCGTAGGAGCGTTGGCGTTAGTGTTGCTGGCGGGGTGTGCTTCGTCGGCGATTTCGGTGAGGGAAGCTAGCCCAGTTCCCTCCGATGAGCTTTACGCCTTCCAGTCCAAGCCGGCCGGAGCAAGCGGGAAAGTCACCGTCGTGCGCGACTCGGGCATGGTGGGATCTGGGTGCGATATCGTCGTCTATGTGGACGGACGCAAAGCCGCAAAGATTGGTACCGGTGAGCGTGCGAGCTTCTACCTTCCTGCTGGTGCTCCGAGTATCGGCGCCGGGCTAGCAGGCTCGGGGTTGTGCGCAGGAGCGGCGATCCGGACCATTTCAGCGAACGTTCAAGCTGGGAAGGAAAGCCTTTATAGAATCAGTGGTGATGTTGGCGGCTTCTACATCGGCCCTTACGTCGACTACAACTGACATCAACTTCAAACAACCGCCCATGAGGCGGTTTTTTATTGCCTGGAGAAAAGCGATGCACGCGTCGGCTATCAATTATCAGCCCATGACTACGATCCGCTTGCACGGCCAGTTACGACAGTTCGGAAAGTCTTATCGGCTGGCGGTCAAGTCACCTGCCGAGGCGATAAAAGCCCTCTGTGTTCAAATCCCAGGCTTCGAGCGCTTCATATCCAATGCTAAGTCCAGAGGGCTTGAATTTGCGGTATTTCGCAAAGGAAAAAATATCGGAGAAAGCCAGTTGGATTACAGCGGCACTGGTGACATCCGGATCGCGCCAGTCATCGTCGGCAGCAAGCGCGGTGGGATTCTCCAAACTATTGTTGGGGCAATCCTAATCGTTGTCGGCGTATTTGCTTCAGCTACGCCGTTTGGTGCGCCACTTATTGGAGCAGGGATCGGGCTTGTGGCGGGAGGCGTTATTCAAATGCTTAGCCCGCAAGCCGGAGGCTTGAAAACCAGCGCCGCGCCCGAGAACACCCCGGGTTATGCCTTCGGCAGCGCGAAGAACACCACGGCATCCGGCAACCCGGTTCCGCTCTGTTATGGGAAGCGCCGTGTCGGCGGAGCGATCATCAGCGCCGCGATTTACGCCGAAGACCAAATGTAGCCTCGTCAAGAACACCAACACCGCCCATGAGGCGGTTTTTTATTGCCTGGAGAAAAGCATGGGCGCAGCACAGCAGCTCGATATTTACGGTGCCAAAGGCGGATCGGACAAGCCCAAGACCCCGACCGAAGCACCGGACAGCCTGCGCTCGGTGGCCATGGCCAAGATCCTTATAGCGATGGGTGAAGGGGAGTTCGCCGGCAATCCGACCGCGCAGGACATCTACCTCGACAACACGCCGCTGCAAGACCCACAGGGCAACATGAACTTCCCGAACGTGAAGTTTGAGTATCGCAACGGTTCTGTTGAGCAGGATTACATCCAGGGTATTCCTTCGGTAGAGAACGAAACGACTCTCGGAATTGAGTTGCGCAGCGGCACGCCGTGGGTACGGGCGATCAATAACACTGAGCTGTCTGCGGCTCGCCTGCGGTTCGCATGGCCAGCCCTACAATCGGTCGATGCCAGCGGCAACGTGAATGGCTACCGGATTGAGTACAAGGTTGAGCTGGCCACCGACGGCGGCGCCTACCAGCAGGTTCTGACCGAAGCTGTAGATGGTAAAACCAACAGCACCTATGAGCGCACTCGGCGCATTGATTTGCCGGCCGCAACCAGTGGCTGGCTGATCCGCGTCACCCGTGTCACGCCGAACCAGAACAACAACAAAATCGCTGACACCATGCAAATTGCCGGTTTCACCGAGGTGATCGACGCCAAGCTGCGCTACCCAAATACCGCGCTGCTCTACATCGAGTTCTCGGCCGAGCAGTTCCGCAGTATTCCCGCGGTGACTGTCGATACCAAACTGAAAATTATGCCGGTGCCGATCAACTACAATCCGGAAACTCGGAGCTATACCGGGATCTGGGACGGCACCTTCAAGCAGGCCTGGACGGACAACCCTGCGTGGATGACCCATGACATCACCGTCAGCGATCGATTCGGTCTTGGCCGGCGGATCAAGCCATGGCAGGTCGATAAGTGGGAGCTGTACCGGATCGCTCAATATTGCGATCAACTGGTACCCGACGGAAAGGGCGGCCAGGAGCCGCGCTTCATTTGCAGTCTGAACCTTCAGGGCAAGGCCGACGCCTGGTCACTGCTGCGCGATATTTCGGCTATCTATCGGGGCATGACCTACTGGGCTCAGGGCCAGGTCTTCACGCTGTCCGACATGCCGCGCGCCACTGACTTCGACTTCGCCTACACCCGCGCCAACGTCATCGACGGAAAGTTCACTTACTCCAGCGCCTCCGAACGCACCCGCTACAGTCGCGCGCTGATCAGTTACGACAATCCGGCGAACAACTACGACACTGATGTCACAGCGGTGACGGATGCCAAGCTTCAGCGGCGCTATGGCGACAATCCACTGGAGATCAGCGCCATCGGCTGCACCCGCGAATCGGAAGCGCAGCGCCGGGGTAAGTGGGCGCTGCTGACCAACTCCAAGGATCGTGGCATCAGTTTTAAGGTGGGTCTGGATGGTCGTATTCCGTTACCGGGCTACGTGATTCCTGTGGCTGATGAGCTGCTTGCTGGTCGCGCCATCGGTGGGCGAATCTCAGCGGCTGCCGGCCGGGTCATCACGCTGGACCGGGACACCCAAGCCAAGACAGGCGACCGGCTGATCTTGAACCTGCCTAACGGTAACTGCGAAGGTCGCACTGTGCAGTCAGTGGCTGGCCGCGCGGTAACGGTCACCACGTCCTATTCGGCAGCGCCAGAGCCTGAACTCGTCTGGGCTCTGGATGCTGACGATCTGGCCGTGCCGCTGTACCGAGTGACCTCCGTGTCGCGGCCGGAGCCTGGCGTGTTCGAAATTTCGGCTGTTCAGTACGACCCAAGCAAGTTCGCCTACATCGACACCGGCGCCCGCCTGGAAGAGCGGCCGATCAGCGTGATTCCGATCACCGTCGTTCCG